GCGACCCCCAGTCCTCCTGCCACACTGCCGTCACGCCTTTCTGCGCTGCTTTCAGTTGGTCAGTCATGAGTCTGGTGTTCTCGTCGATTCTCTTGCGCGTCTCCTCGCCTAAAATGTCGAGAGACTCCTCGTCGATCGTTCCGAGCTGTTTCTTCAACTCGCTGATCCTCGCCTCTTCCTCAACTCCTCGATCTTCGGTCGCTTCCAGAAGATCAAGCTCAGCTTGCAGGAGTTTCTCCTTGTTGGCGAGTTCATTCTGGAGCGCTGCGTTCGCTCTTTCTCTGCTCTTCCTGTTCGATTCGATCAGCTCGCCCTGCCGCTCCAGTGCTGCGTTCATCTCTTCATGCTCTGCTGCGGCTGTTTTCGTTGACGATGCAAGGATCGCGAACGCTGCCACGACTGCCATGATCACGGCAACGATCCAGAAGATCGGATTCGCTAGGAGTGACGCGTTGAACGCCCACATGGACGTCGTCGCTGCTCCTGTTGCGGCGGTCTGTGCTCCGGTAGCGACCGCAGCTCCTCCCATCGCAGCCGTCTCTGCTGTCGTTGCTGCTGTGGCTTGAATAGACGCGACGCTCATCAGCTTCTTCGCTGCGGCGACTGCTTCGATCGCACCCTGCAACCCGACCATGATCCCGAGAGCGCTCTCGATCCCTCCGAAGAAGTCAGCGATCGCTGAGTCTTCTCCTCCGATCAAGGCAGCGCTGGCTGCCACACTTCCGAGACCTCCGGCGAGCTGCCCGATCCGGGACGCCTTGTCCTCAGAAGACAGTCCCACGAGCGACTCGTTCGCCGTCGAGAGTTCTCCGTCGAGCTTTCTGATCTTGGAGGACAGCTCGTCGAACTCAGCAGAACCGACAGCGACTCCGCTGATCTGATCCGTGAGACTTTCAAGCTCTTCTTGCATCTCAGCGATCGAACCGGAGGCAGCCTTCGCAGACTTGTCGGTCTGTTTCAGCTCCTTATTCGCTCCGTCGAGTGCTTTCTCTGTCGCGGTGATCTCCTTGTTCAGCTTCTTCCACTCTTTCGAGTTCGGCTTCGTCTTCTTGATCTGCTTCTGGAGGTCTTTGTAGGTGTCCTCCAGCTCCTCGACAGACTTGACAGTCTCCGCGGTTGCTTTCTCGATTTCGAGCATACCTCTGACCGTGTCGTCATTGTCAAAGGACGATATTATTGCAACCTCTTCTGCCATTATTTAGTAGTATAAAATCCGATTGTAACCATCCCAGACTTCGCGAGGAAGTTGTACGGCATCTTGAACGTCTTCACCTCTCCGTTGATCATCGTCTCGAAGGAGTAGTCCTTCGCGCGGACTGCTGTCACCTTCCCGACGTGTCCGGCTGTGTTCTCGTGTCCTTTCTTAGTGACAAGAAGAACGAGGTCTCCCTTCGCTGCTTCAACTTTCACTTCGACCTTCTTCTTGATCAGGGTCGCCACGGTGTCCGGGTAGCTGTCAGAATATCCAGCGCCGAACTCCTTCTTGATGTAGTTCGCTTTTTTACTCATTTTCGTCTTTTTTATCTTCGTTAGTACTTGGTTTTTTACGTGCTTTCGTGTATGCTTTCGCGAAGTCATAGCCGTCTTTCACAGCCTCCTCCAGCACATCCGTCACTTCGTTCGCTACCCAGCCGAAGGCAAAGGAAGCGAAGACGATCACGCTCGTCGAGAGCTTGTCGAGGAAGATGCTCAACAGTCCGATCGTCCCGAACCCGAAAAACGCGCCGATGATCGCGGAGATCACGATGATCTTCACGCTCAGGCGCTTCTTGATTGCTTTCAAAAATGCAGCTACTCCCCCCGAGAACGCTGCGATCAGGTCGATGTTTTCCTTCATAATGGACTTTTTACTTCTTTTAGGTATGTTTCACAATATTCGAGCACGCCTTCCGGTGTCATCCGGTGCGTGTTTTCTCCATTATAGACTCCGAGGTCTTCCAGCACGAGCATCACGATCTCAGAGCACACGACTCTCTTGTGCTCCTTATTGATCCCGAGCCAGAGTCCGGTCTTGTGGTAAAACCAGTGACGAGGAAGATCGAGCACTCCGTACTTGTAGCCGCTGTACTTCATCAGAATCTCGAAGACGACGTCCATGTCGACGCCTGTGACCTCGAAAGTCCTGTATTTGTAGTTGAAGTTCTGCTGCCATGTCAGCACGCTCTTCGGGTAGACCCCGCGACGCTGTGCTTCATAGATGAAAGTCGTCAAGCCGTAGCGCATACGAAGCGCCGAGTGTGTCGTTCTCGGGTTTCCTGACTTTCTGATGATCCGGCTCAGCAAGCTCGGCTTCTTTTTCTCACAAGTATGTACAAATAGTGCCATATTTTAGTTCGTTTTTATGATTCGATGATAAAGTAGTTCACGTCGAGCGGCTTCCCTTTCAGCTCGTCGTACTGTCCGCCGCGTACCTTGTTTCCGAAGACGTCCGTGTAGTTGCCTGTCGAAGTCAAATATGTCGCGACGATCATCCTGTACGTCGTGATCTGTTGGATCGTGAGACCCATCTCGACCGTCAAGCCGTTCACATCTTCGTACGCGCTGATGAAGTTCCCCGCGTCGATGTTCTTCTGGAGGGTCACGAAATGCACGTAACTCGCAGCGCGTTCTGCTGCGTGAGCTGCAAGGCTGGGATCGTTCGATATTCGATCCAGACGTAGCTGAGAGGCTACCAGATCGTGCAAGAGCACGCCGTAGTCCTTCCGCCTTCTCTTCTGTCCGATCTCTCGCGAGAGAGGCTGCAAATCGACCGCAGTGTGACCCGCGACGATAGCATCGAGAGCAGACTCATCAGTCAGAGCTGTCCCGTGTACGACGTAAACGTCCGACCCTTTGCCGTTCGTCACGCCTTTAAAGTCTTGAACGCATCCTGCCGCAGCGATCTCTGCGCTGAGCTGGTTCAGATTTACGTCCTGTGCGTTGTATGTTTTCAAAGCTCCCATTTATTGCGTCGGTTTTGTGCCCGTCACCTCGAACACTGTGTCGAGTGTGGTGCTGATTATTTCGATGTCTCCGTTCGCGTCTGCTTTCACCTCGAAGTGCGTCGTCGATCTTCTGATCGGGAAGAACTTCGGAACAGCCGAGCCGACCTCTCTGACTCCCATCGTCTCCGTCGTGTTCCCTGTTGATCGGTAGACCTTCATCTCGACGTCCTTGTTCGCATACTGAGCGCCGAGTGCTCTCACTACCCAGACCCCGGAAGCATCTCCCGCGATGATCGTCGACTCTTCGACGTACGTCAAAGGATTGACGACAGGGTTCGCTGGGTCAGTATTGTCGACCAGTGCTCCGGTCACGCTCTGAACTCCTCCGCCGAGTCCGTTGATCTGGCTCTGGAGGTTCGCGTCTGCGGCGATCCTTGCAGCAGTCTCAGCAGAGAGTCCACTCTGGAGCGCTGCGATGTCTGCGTCGTTGGCTGCAACGTCAAGCTCTAACTGATCCACGTCGTCGACGTTGATCTGGAGCTGCTCAGCGATCGCTTCACGATCAGAGACCCAGCTCGCGCCGTCATAGTAATAAAGACCAGCAGGAAAAAAAGTCCCGCCGAGTGATCCCGGCAGCCAGCGCGTCCCCTCCGAGCTTCTCGCGTAGGCGAGTTCGTTGAGCTGTGGATTCGTAGCGAGCGCCACGATCCCGGAGTAGTTGTCCGCGCGGTAGTTGATCGGATCGCTCGGAGCTGATCCTGATCCTCCTCCTCCTCCCGGAAGTACCAGTTCTTGTTCTACGTTGTTAGCCATTGTATTGTTCGATGATTGTGATCACTCCGGTCGTCGCGTTCCCTGCTTCGATACTCACGGCAAGATAGCCGCAAGTGAACGAGAGCGTCTGCAATAAAGCAGACCCCGCTCCAGTGTTCAGTGTGATCGGATTCTCTGGGAGTTCGTTCCATAGATCAACATCAAGCTCTGGATCATTTGACTGCAAGAGCTTCGCCTTCGTATTGTTTCCGTCGAAGGTCGCGTCCGTGATCAGTTGAACCGAGACCACTGTCGGGTTCTTCCCTGTTCCGTTCTTGTGCACGATCATCTTCGTGTCACCGTCCGCGATGTTGTACTTCCTGTTGAATTCGTTCGCCATTTGTTCCTCGTTTTATACTGTTTCGAGGTCTGCGGCTGTCAAGTCCCAGACCTTGTTCTCATAGTTTCCTTCGCCCTTGTTCGCCTTGTCGATCTCTCCGATCAGCATCGCGTACTTGTTCGCGTCGAAGTCGTTGAGCGTATTCGTCCCGAATAACGTCAGGAACTCCGCGATCGTGAAGTCGACGGTGATCGGACTGTCGAAAGGAACGTACAGAGCTTCCTCTGCGCCTTCTTCACGTTCGTCCGTGTATGTCTGCACCATGACCTTGATCTGGTCGGCGTCGTAGTTGAAGATGATCGTGTTGATCTTGAAGAACACGATCGCCGCGAGTCCTTTCCTCGCGTTCGTTGTCTGTGCTGTTTTCGTCTTTATCATAGTGTCAATTTATTGCAATATTCCGAGGTCTCTGAGTGCTTTCACGATCTGCGCGAGAGTGTACCCGTCGAACGTTGACGTGTTTGTGATGTTGCTCCCGAGATTGATCGTCTCAGTCGCCGAAGCGTGTGCTGTTGTAGGTTGCACGATCGGAGTCGCTCCAAAGAGCGCGAGCTTCTGAGAAGCCGCCGTTCCGATCTTAGTCCCTGCACCCGTTCCTGCTTCGATGTTGTTGTTCTGCATCTTCAAGCCTGTGTACATCCACAGCCAGCTCGTGTCCCATTGACCCTTCAAAGTTCCGTACGTGTAAAAGCGGTGACGATAGCCGACCACTGTGTCGAGGTAGTTCCCGTTCCCCGCGTAGATCGTAGCGTTGTTCCCTCCGAAGGTAAGCTGCGAAGGAGCACCTCCTGATCCGATGAGCGTGTTCGCTCCTGCGAGCCACGTGTTCCGGTCTCCTTTGAACTGTGCGACAGTCTGGAGCGATGCGTTGACGATCGTCAGGTTGTCGTTCAATGTGTTCCCGAAGAGCTGGAAGAGCCTCACCTGATCAGCAGAGACCAGATCGGAGCTTCCGAGGTCTTGACTCGCAACGATGTCAGACTTGAACGCCAGCTCCTCCGGTGCGAGTTCGCCTCCGATCCAGAGCTTCTTGTCCGGTACGTTGAAGAAGAACTCCCCCGTGTAGATGTCTTCGTCGCTCCAGCTCCCGTCGGTGTGGTCGTCGTTGTTTCCTAAAGTCGGAACGGTCGCTGCAATAGTCGACCGTTTTATTCTCATTTTAGCGTCTACTTGGATTAGTCCCATCTGTTAAAATTACGTTGTTTAGACCCGTTTCGCTGTCGATCATGTTGATCGGGTTCTCTGCGAATCTATTTAAATTACTATTTTCTCCCGACTCTATCAAGTTAATCTCGGACTTTGTGTCGATCGCTCTGATCTCATCCTCTCCGCCCTCGATTATATTGAACAGAGCGCGAGCCTTGTCCCCGTCGTAGAGCACGCCGTTGATCACGGTCACGTTGTCACCTTTGACAGTGATGTCATCCGTCCCGATCACGGTCACATACTCACCTTGCACGACGACGCGGTTCGAGTTCTGGATGTTGACGAAGCGCGACCCGGTGATCACCTTGTTCTCGTGCCCTCTGATGAAGACGTCCTCCGTCTTGTCTTGGACTTCGTTGTACGTTCCTTTGACGTCCCAGTTGACCGCAGTGTTCCCGATGTAGTTCGTGAGGCTTGTGTCCTTCACTGGCTTGATCGGGAAGTCTCCGATCGTCGGTCTGACTGGTTTTATGATCCTGCCCGGGATGTGCTTCAAGTTTCCGATGCTCACCAGCTCGACCTTCGTCAGCTTGCGGAGCTGATCGTTCCCTTCGTAGTGGATTTTGTTCGCTTGCCAGTAGGCGTTGTTGATCCAGATGCGAGTGTACGGCTTCTTCCTGATCCTCTGAATGTCTCGCGAGTTCAGATCGAGCAGAGTCGTCAGCATCTTCCCGCGGTTCATCTGGTCGATCCTGTTGCGCCAGTATCTAAACTCCAGAGTGTGAATCGGGAGCGATGTGATCCCGAGCATCGTCTGGGGGAATAAGTACGCACACTGCCCGAAGTTGATGTCGTTGTCGTCGACTACGTCGTAGGCTGTGACATCGTTCACTGCGTTCGGGTTCTGGAGGTGTCCCGCGTACGGGTAGCGACTACCAGAAACTCCGAGGAGATGAATCCCGTCGTCCGCGATCAGCTTGAAGTACCTCAACGAGTTCCACTCCAGCATCTCGACGCCTCCCTTCGGTGCGTAGAGCACGCGCATCGCGCCGTCTTTCGTCCCTTGCTCGATCGCTGGGTAGTACATTCTGTCGAGTTCTGCGATCGGAGTGTCTGAGAACGGTGTCTCGACCTTCTTCACGCCCTTGACGAAGGCGTTCGTGAAGCGATGCTCGTGCTGTCCGTAAATTTCGCCCGTGACTCCCTTGTACGTCTTCGTGAAGTCGTCCCCGCTTTCCTTGTATGTGAGAAGGAAGCGCTCGCTCTGGAGTTCTGCCATGTGTTTGATCTGATCCAGCTCGTCGTTCTCCTTCTTGTGACTCCAGTCGACCGTGTCAGCCGGGTCTGGATTGTAGAACGTTTCGCCCGTGTCGATCACGAGGTCTTTCTCCTTGTCCGGGTTCGGGTAGATGTGCGCGTTGTATCGTGCGATGATGTCGTTGAACAAGTCCTTGTACTTGATCTTCTTGTTGATGAAAGCCTCGTACGGTGTGTAGTAGCCTTCGCCGTATATCGAGAGCGCGTCGCTGACTTCAACGAACGACCCCGCCTTCAAGCGGTACTGCACGGTCTCGATTCTGAACTTCTTGTTCGCGTCTTGGTTGCCTGAGTAGTACGGCGGGAGTCCGCTCTTCGACTTTCTCAGACCCGTCGATGAGTAACCGATATAGAACCGGACAGTCCAGCCAGTGCCGAGGAGGAAGTAGTTCCCGGAAGTGTTCCCTCCGAGACCTCCAACTGATGAAGCAGGGAAGACCAGAGTGTCGATCTTTGTCTGCTCGATGAATGTCCCCGAAGTGTCTCCTGCTGAGTTATTGAACCACCACTCGTTCGACGATAACACGACGCCCGTGCTCGTGTACACTGTTGTCCCGGTGTCGATCTCAGCGTAGACCATGAAGTTGACAAAGTACTCCAGATTGTTAGTCGGGTTTCCTTGCTTGTAGTATTGTATTTGAGTTTCTCGGATCAAGTTCATGTTGAACGCATACTTCCCACCAGCGGGCGCTGTATAAAGCGGTGACGCCCAGAGGTTGAAGTTGTCGTTGAAGCCATACGAGCCGCCCGCCTCGTCCGGGAACTGCTGAGTCCCGAGATAGTTCCAGTCTGCGCGGTTCGCGTTCCTGATCTTTCCAGAGTTCGGAACTGACGGCGCGAGGTTCGTGTAGCCGAGCGGCGTGCTGTTGAATCCTGCCTTGAATTTGCGCTTCTCAGCTTCCGAGAGTGTGACGTTCGGGTGGTCTCCCGTGTACGGGATGATCTCCCGCTCGTAGACTTCGTTCTCCTTCAACGTTCCGCTCCATGTGTACCCGGCTTCCTTGATGATCATGTCGAGCGCTCTCTTGTGGAATATCGCAGGATAGAGTCGTTCCGTGTACGTTCTCGGAGAGTAGACTCCGCTCTGAACGTAGCCGGGCGTGACGCTGTTGTACAAAGCCGGGTAAAAGTAGCCGAGCTGATCCCAGTCAGTCGTCCATGAGTTCTTGATGTTCGTCCCGTTCCACACGTGAGAGAGGTCGTCGAGGTAGGTGTTCTCGAACAAGAACTTCCCCTCGATCTCGTTCCAGAAGTCGACCGTGGTGTCGTAGATCACGACGTCGTACCAGACTTCATCCATGTCGTCCACGAATACCTTCGCGAGTTTCATGAAGCCGGACATCGTCTCCTCGTCTGCTGAGACCCAGCGGACGAACGTCTTCAAGTTCGGATTGAATGTCGTGTAGTCAACGTTCACGTCGTAGAGTCCGCCGAAGAACTGGTTGTTCGTCTTCGTGCCGGGCAAGCGCACCGTCTTCGAGTGCCCTCCGCCCTTCGTTCCGACTTTCCTGATGTCGGCGAGCTTGTAGATGAACGGCGCGGTGATGTCCTTCCCGATGTCAAGCTCTTGAATCGGTTGTCCTGTGGATGTGTAAACTGTGAGTTTATTCATGTCTTATAGTTTCGGGATATGAGTATCTGACTTCGATCGGGTACTGCGGGAGATTGTTCGCGCCGTAGTCGTACATCTCGATCTTGTTCGTGAGCACTTCGATCGGGATGAAGCTCCCGTCTCCGGCAGTCTCCCCCGTCCCCCAGTCGTCGATGTCGAGACCTCTGACGTCACGGTAGACTCTAGGCGAGGAGATCAAGTCCTTGATCATCTCCGCCTGCGCCTCGTTCAAGATGTCGCTGTTCAAGACGTACTTGCGTTCGCTCTTCTGGTGGTATCGAGTGACCCCTCTGTTCCGAGCTGTGTCGGTCAGCGGGTCGATCCTCTTGCGGAACGTCTTCGGCATCACCTCGAACTTGTGCGAGGAGATCATGTCGAGCGTCATGCAGTTGTAGCTGCCGAGCTTGTCCATGTACCAAAGTTTCCAACGCTCCCACGGCGTGCACTCGTAGGTGCGTAAGTCGAAGACCTTCTCCGTGGTCATCGGGTTGCCGTTTCCATCGAGGAACGTGATCCCGATGCGCTCACAGGGAGGGTCGAAAGGGATCGCGGACAAGTCGAGCTTGAAATACTTCGCCGGACTGCTCTGAGTTGAAACTCCAGCAGGGAAGAGGAAGGTCGGGTTCGCTGTGACAAATGGGTTGCCGTTCTTGTCATATTGTGCGATCCTCGCGGTCGTGTAGAATCTCTGAGGGATTCCGACGACGTGGATGTAGTAGTACTCGTCGCGATACATCGGAGCGCCGAGAGGCTTGTGCAGAAGCACTTCTTCGTTCGTGACTCCGATCCCGTCCTGCTTGCAGTGGAAGCGGTTGTACTGTCCCGCCTTCTCTCTCAGCTCTTCCTGTCGAGTCATGAGCACGTTCGTCGCAACGAATCCTTCGAGAGTGATCAGCGTGTCCTGATCATCTCCTTCCCAGTTCTCCCTGATCTCGATCGCGAACTGAACGAAAGGCGCACGCGTAAAATTGAAACCAGTTGGAGCGATGAAGTCATCGTACTCCATGTAGTCGCGCAGATGCGTCGCCAGATCAAGTTCCAGTCGAGAGTCGACCGGACGAGGAGACACGAAGAGAGTGCGATCAAGCGCTCCCGGGATTTGGATCGTGACCTTGTACTTGAAGTCGACGTTCGCGGTGTTATTGCTGACCGCTTCGAGCATGATCGGATTGTGGATCGGATTGTAGTCGTGCGGCTGTGTAAATACTTGTAGTGCCATGTTAACGTAGTTTTTTTGGTATTATTCGTCCCCTCGTTGTCGTCTGATTGAACACGTCGTTCACGAGCACAACTCCGACGAGGTTCGCGAGGTGTTTCTCGTACATTGGAAGGAACTCTCTGTTCACTTCCTCGATCGTCAAGGCGATGACGTTCGTCGGTGGGATTCCTTGTCTCGCGATCTTGCGAGCGATCGGAAAGACTGCACGCTGAGAGATCAGTCTCACAGACGCCCAGCGAGAGATCGCTGACAGCGGCGGAAACTTCCCCGGCGCTCTCCCTTTGTCAACGAATCGGAGGTAGTCGTTCGCGTTCACACGGACGACGCTCTTCCCGTCAGCGGTCGCGACCTCGTAGTACATTGTGTCGACCAGATTCCCGGTCGCGTACTTGTCACGATCTGCGAGCGCTTTCCGAAGTTTCCCCACTAGCAGCTCGCCGTACTCGTTCGAGAACGACTCCATGCTGCGGTTCACTCGGTCACGTATTGCCATGTCTTAGTCTTCTATAATTGGGAGTTGTTTGTGGCAGAACTGGTACGGGATTTTGAACGCGATCGCGACCATCCAACCCTCGACGCCGTCCTTCTCGTCATCTCGAACAGGCTGAGCGACCAGCGTCTTGATCTCAACGCGGAACGCTTTCAGCGCTCGATCGTTCACGAGCTTCTGGATCACGTCGGAGAGGATTCCCTCCGTGTCCGACATGACCTCCTGCGAGTTCTTTGCGTTCGGCGAGTACTTGTCGAGCACCATCATCTGCACCGTGTACAGCTTGTAGGCGATCCCGCGGTTGTTCTGGGCGAGGATGTACTGGGTGTCCCGGTAGTCCGTCCAGAGATACGGATATACGAGTTCGCGGTTCTCTTCGCGATCCGTTCCGATGTCCGCCGTGTGACCGTTTCCGTGGTCGTTGATCATTTGGTGCGCCTCTGCGATCTGTTCGATCTTGTCGAGGATTTGGTTCAGTGTCTTCGTCTCGATGCTCATCGTCGTGTCTTGTTTTTCTGTGCCTGTTCTCGTGCCTTCTTCTCTTGTTCTTTGAACTTCCGCTTCTTCATGAGCAGAATGTTCGCCAAGTAAGACCAGTTAAGATCGTAAATTCTGTCGTATTCTGCAACCTTTCCTTCAACTATATCATCGACGAACCTCAGCCAGTCGAGCGCGGTCACGTGTTTCTTTATTTTCTGCCCTTTCTCGTCGTAGTTCCCTTGCTCAAAAAGCTCCTTGCGACTTCGCTGATCCCTTGCTCTCCAGTCGTAATACGATTCAGGGCATGAATAAAAAAAGGCACGCGCAGCTCCTTCTTGAAGCGCTGAACGCGCAAGTGGTAGGTCTTGTTGTCGAACTTCTCGATCTCGGTCATCTTCCCGAACTCCTTGCTCTCCGTCTCAACGACCGGACGGATCAGCACGCCGAGAATCCCGGGCAGCGCTGACGACTTCGTTCGGTTCGCGTCTGCGATTGTTACTTCGAGCGAGATGTACTCCCCTGTCGACAGCTCTCCCGGCTTCCTGTACCCGTACGTCACGCCGTCGATCTCGAACGTCGCCTTCTCCTCGAACAAGGTCGCAGGCTCTTCGTCCGTAAATTTGGACGCCTCGATCAAGTGACCGAACTCGCTCCCCGGTAGATCGAGCAGCTCCTCCTCCGGTTTCCCTGTGAGAACGATCACTCGCTCCAGAGATCGGCGGAGAGGTGTCCGTGCAAGCTCCTCGTCGACCTCGATCGCGGCGAGCTTGATGAATTTGTCGAGGGTCACGTCGTCCCAGCGCGTGATCATTCCCATCTTCTCGATGAACTCGTCCTTCTCTTTCTGAATTGCTTCTTCTGCTTCTGTTTTCATTTGCTTTTATGTTGATAACTTTGTTAATAAATCGTTAAAAGTTCGGCTTCCACGGTGTCTTGAAGTCGAAGACGCCACGGATCGACATCATGTCGAGGATGTCAGGAGAGCGCCCGATCAGCTTCTTGATGTCGTCCTTCCTGATCAGCTTCATGACGCTGTCGAGTCTCTCCTTCGGGAGCGATCTGATCATCGTCATCTCGTCCAGCAAGTCCTCCTTCATCTCTGGAGCGATCACCTTGATCGTCCCGTTGTTGATCTTGTCGGCGAGGTGGCAGTACATCTGAGTCTTCAAGTGCTCGAACGTCCTCTGCTTCGTATCTTTGAGCGGTTTCGCGCCTGCGTGGAAAGCATACGCGCCGCTGATGTAGTTCTTCAAGTATAAACCGACGCCCGTGCTATCGTAGCCGACGTACTTCCCGCTGATATTATACTCTTTTTGCAGCGCCTTGATCACGTCCTCCGGTTTCTCGTGGTCAGCGATCTCGACGATCTTGACCAGAGTCCAGTCACACCACACGCCAACGATGCAACGGTCTGACGAGAAGGCGATGTCCGCGGTCAAGTACCACGTCCCCTTCAAGTCTTCCTTGTCAACTGGGTGGTGATACATCGCTTCGGCTCTCTCGTAGCTTGTGAGCTGGTCAGGACTGTCCCCGAACTCCCAGCTCCCGTTCAGCATCCTGTCGCGCTCCTGTGGCGTCAACGTGTTCACGAGGTTCTGGATATAAGCCTTCGACGCGTGCGGGTTCTCGTATGCTGTCGAAAGGATCACGCGCTTCCATTCTGGGAGCTTGTCCTTCACGTACGGCGTGTAGTACAGTTTTTTGAGCCAGCCGCGGGACGGGTTGCACGTCATGAAGACCATCGGCTTGATGTTGTACTTCTCGTTGAGGCAACGACCGACCCTCTGGTGCACGACCTCGATCACACGATAGTCACAGTCCGCAACTTCGTCAAGGAAGGCTGCCGTCAGCTCCAGACCTCCGAGTCGGGCGATGTCTGGATCGCTCGGTTCATAGGTCAAATGGTCGAAGATGATCTCCGAGCCGTTGAAGAAGGTCACGGTGCGGCTGTTTCCGTTGAATTCGTAGTGAGTCCCAGCAACGAGACCGAAGTCGCGGAACACTTTCCACAGTGTGTTCGCTGTCGTCTTCATCAGGTTCGACAAGTTCTTCCTCCCGACCAGATAGCGCGTCTCCGGGTACTGGATCGCCTTGATCGTCGCCTTGCTCATCAAGTTGTACGTCTTCCCAGAGTTCACTCCTCCCCCGTACAAGATCGAAGTGCTCGTCTCGTCATCCCATGCGTCCCACGTGAGGGACTGGCTCGCGGTCGGTCGGAAGTCAATGTTCAGCACTGTCTGGTCTTATTACGTTGATTTGTATCAGATTGTTCGTCTGCTCGACTTTCTTCGGCATCTCGAACCCGAGCATCTTGCTGATCTGCTTGATCGCGGAGATCGAAGCAGTGGAGCTGTCGAGCGCGGTCAGCTTGTCGAGTCTTCTCGTCACTTCTCGGTCAGTCATGTCGCCAGTTAGGGCGAGCGAGTGCGACGCCTTCCTGATCTCCTTCGAGTCGTTGACGATGTCGACCAGCTCATGAACGAGAGCGTCAAGGGTCACGTCCGTCCGCTGCTCGATCCCTCGTCTGAGAGCTTCGATCGCTGCGGCGATCTTCTTGTTCTTCTTGATCATGTCGTGAGCCTTCTGTGCGAGTCTCTTGTTGTTCGGGTCGACCTTATAGTTCGCGATGTACGCGTTCTTCGGCGACCCGTTCTCGATATAGTGAAGCACGAAGCCGCGCTGCTGAGGTGTCAGTGCATCCAGAGCAGCGCGTTCGTCTTCGTCGTAGTTGTGTTTCTGTGTCATTCGATTGTCACCTTCGCGTCTTTATTAGTGAACAGGACGAACAGCATCGCCTTGATAAAAAGAAGCGGCAGCAGGAGACCCGCGACCGCAACTCGAACAAGTCGCTCCAGAAGGAACGACCCGATGCTATTTATCACTGTGAGCTTTTAGCGCTTCGCCTGCTGCCTTGATGAGTTCCTGACGCTTTAGTCCCTCGGCAAGCTCGACGCCTGTCTCCTGTTTCACGTATTCATAGATCAGCACGCTCTTCAAGCCTGTGACCCCGTTCTTCGGGAGCACGATCTTCGCCGCCTCCTCGTCTTCTTTGTCGTCCTTCTCCTTCTGATCCAGAAGATCGTCCGCAGTCGCGAGCAGTTCAGCTCGATCTGCGTGCTCAGATAGCTCGACTCCTGTCTCTTGCTTCACGTACGCGATCAAGGTCGGGTTGTCGAGTCCTGCGATCCCTTCATGGTTCAGCTCGATCAGCTTCTTCTCATCTGCTGGAGCTGGAGCTGCTGGCTCTTCCTTCTTGTTCGGATCAACTTCGACGCCTTCCTTCTCAGGGATCACGACATCCTTCGGCTCAACAGCCGGAGACTCGTCCTCGAACTTGTAGATCGGCTTCCTGATCTGCTTCTCTGCGTATGCGATCAAGCCGCGAACCTCTGCCGCGAGTGCGTCGATGCACGTGTCGCAGACCAGCGAGTAGTTCGGGTTCATTCTCTTGTAGATTTTCTCGACAAGCTGAGCATCTCCAGAGACGACCTTCTTGCGCTTGTAGATCACTTTCAGCTCTCTGATCTCACTGTCGAGTAGTAAATGGTCTTTTTTCATAGTTCTGTGAATTTGATGTACTTGCTGTACAGATTAATCAGGAACGCAACAGCGAGCGCCGTGAAGACGTTCAGCGTGAAGAGAAGAGTCAGCCAGAACGACAAGCACTTCGGACACAACAAGCGCGTCCTCCAGCTCGGGTTCGGGATGATCTTCGTCACGACCTGATACTGATCGAAGAGCAGAGACAACAACGCCCACATCACGAGGGCGTTGAAGATAATCTGCTCAATGTTTAACGAGATCGAGATCATGCGTCTGCTGTTTTCTCTGCCTCAACTTCTGCCGCTGGAGTCTCCTCCTTCACGACTTCCATCTTGCCTTCTTGTGGTGCTGAGAACACGAACACAACGCCGCCCTCCAGCTCTTCATTCACTGACAAGATCAAGCCGTTCGCGTCTGCGATCGCCTGAGAGTCCTGCTTCAACTGTGCGATCAGATCGCCGCCTACATTCACGACTGCGATCAAGTTCCCCTTCTTCGAGAAGTCGAACTGCACCGCGTTCTGATCCTTCGACCAGATCGGAGTGAACACTTCCAGAATCTTGTCGTCGATCTCCTCAGAGATTCCGACCGGGAGGTTGTTCGCATCTGCGACCGGACGGTCGAGTTGACTGTTCCCTTGCGCGACCACTTTCTGCATCAGCGAGTCCGCTCTAAATTTGACCCCAGACAACGCGCTGAGGATGAAGTTCGCCTCGCTCATCTTTAGCTCGACCGTGATCGTCTGATCTTCTTTACGACCCGGAGTCGCTTGTACTGTTTTTTCTTCCATTGTTAAAATATTGATTAATAAAACGCACCCCGAAAAGGAGCACCAAAAACGCTAAAATAATGAGAAAAATCCAGAGCGCCCACATCAGGGGACTCTTTTTCCGTTCGCGGACGCGTTCCGTCTTCTCTTCCTGCTTGTGCTTTTTGCGTTCCGTCTTCTCCTCTTCCTTCTTCGCTTTCCGTTCATTCTTGTGTCGTAGCCTCTTGTCCTGTCTCGTCTCTATGTCGCTGACGTTCAAGGTCGTGCGAGAGATGATCGTCTCGTAGATCGTGTCCTTCACGTAATACCAAGTGATGAGAGTGTCGCCACTTTCGACCGTGATCGAGTCGATGATCTGAACCGGGACGCGGACGGTGTCGTTGTACTGCTGAACCGCTTCCGGGTACTTAGTCAAAATACGAGCGACACGCTTCTCGGCGTCGCAGCTCGCAAAAAGCAGCAGCGAGATCACTCCCGCCGCCGCGATTCGCTGCCAGTTTTTCAGCGCTCTCATGACTCTGTGAACATATCCTCGTGCAACATAGCGAAGGAGAACTTCGAGCCGTACCCTGTGCCGATCTGACGGCGTGCTAGGGCGTAGAACTCGTCCATGATCTTGTTCGTCGATCCCCAGCATCCGGCGCTCCATTTGTTGACGTTTCTCCCGAGCGTTCCCATGTCGTGCCCGTTCGTGTAGAAGATGTCCTCCTGCTCTTCTCCGTCGAAGTCAAGGTACTGATCACGATCTGCATCTCTCCAGTATTTCATCTTCGCGATCTGACGGAAGCCTTCCTGATTCCGGTGTCCTCGCTTTCCGTCGACTGGTGGGTTCTGGTATTCGTACGCGCCGCGGTGCTGGACTCCGTGCATGATGATCGCCGTCCCGTCTGGGTGCATCGGGTTCTCGCGATAGTATAGACCCGCGTCGGTTGTTCCGGGTCTTACGATCCCGACAAGTCTCCCGTCCTGCTTGTGGTACATCATGAACAGCCAGTCGTTAAATGTGTTCGCCTTGTTGTCTTTCGTACGAATACCTCCGAGCGTCATGTCGTTCGGCTTCGTGAAGACCTTCATGTCGTTCGCTCTCATGATCTGAGCGATCTCTTCAAGTGTGGGTTGTTTCATAAATCTGTGATTTTTAGAAGTTAATAATGACCTAAAGATACGAATATTTGACTGTCCGCTTGTCCGCTGACCTTTCTCGCCGTATTTTGAACGGACAGACACCTCGAACCCTGACTGCTTCACGATCTCGCGATCACTGTCCGCTTGTCCGCTCAGAATTAAACCTTCTTTTATATTTCCGTTTTTTCGTCTTCTGTTTTATATTATTTTCTCATGCGTTAATAATAGGAAAACAAACGGACAAACGGACAGAAGGCTCGAATCCTTTGAAAATCAACAGTTTACGCTGTCCGCTCATGCTGTCCGCTAAACAATCAGCCAGCGGACAAGCGGACACTCTGCCGCAAGTCTCTGAACCTCAGCACGTTGAGCGATTTCTGTCCGCTTGTCCGCACTTTTTTCTCGTCTTTTTATTGTCGTATTCGATAATTTGATTAACTTGCGACCGTTAAACAACAACGTAAAAGAGTATGAAAGACAAAAAGAACCAGACGAGAGAAGCGCTCCGCGCACTCTGGCGTCACATGATCCTGATCGAAAGAGACAGGACTCTCACCACGATCGCGATGTTCATCTGGCTGCTCCTCGGTGCAGTCGTTTATATCTGGACGAACATCATCATCTACTTCATGACATAGAAACAAGAGACCGATCTGACAGGCTTCTCTTGTAGTTTCCGCGAAAATTTGTACATTTGTAGACCCTTCTGACATCCGGGTATAAATTTGTCACTCATATTTTTACGGAATAGTTGCAGAGAATCCTGTCCGATCATCGGGCGGGATTTTTTCGTAATTTAGACCCCGCTCAAAAATTGAGCTATTAACAAAACCGTAAAAGAATATGAAGACAAAGGTCTCGAAATGCTTCCCGCTGTCGGTCGGCAGTAAAGGAGGACACCCGGAGAAAGAAGTGCAGATCGCGCACGTGGTTCGAGCTATAAAATCGAACAAGGCGATCAAGGCTCTCGTCGAGAATGTACGAGG